AATATCCATTATATGGTATATTTTTTTCTAATGCCTTTGTTAATGTTTTATCACTTATAGAGATAATTTTAATACAATCATATTTGCACGTGAATTCCTTTACAAGATTACCGTCTAAATCATATTGTCCAATGCCATTTTTGTATAAAATAGGAATTCCGTGTTTGGTCTCATAATTGTTTATTAATTCTTCATTACAATATTCATATAATTTATAATAGTGTGCATTTGTTATTATGTATTTCTTGACTGGGACATCTAAAGCCGATGAAGATGTATACCCATTCAAGTTCGCAGCACTTTTTCTATCTAAATAAACGTTTAGAATTTCATTTTTTTCTGCATTCAATTTGGCAATATATCCTAAATTTTGTATTTTTGTTTGTTTTGTAGGTTCAATATGTGTTATGATATTGGGATCTAGATTTCTCTCTACAAAAAGCCATCTAAATCCACAATAAATAGTATTTTCTATAATTGCTTTATTGATACTAGGCCTTTTTATTTGTGAATTTTCTTTCATTGCTTCACTAACACTTTCATATACTTTAACAATTTCTAATGTTTCAGGGTTAATTTTTTGCAATCTTGGCCCAAGTGTAACTAATGGTTCATTGAACCCTGTGGATACTTTTGTTTGCATTGAATTTATTTTTTCTGTTAATTCTATATTAAGTTTTTCTAGATTATCAATCTTACAGGACAATTGTTTGACTGTTTTGGTTAATTCTAATAACAATTCATGAATTTCTACATTATCCTTTGTATTACAATTATTATTTTGCATTTGTGATCTTAATAATTCATTTTCTTTTAATAATTCACCAATACTGAAATTATAATTTTTAATATTACTTTCAATTATATGAAGGAGTATTTGATATGTTAATTTTTTACCTATCAAAAATAATTCATTTCCCTTTTCATGTCCAATTAAATCAGTTACTTTGTTTAATCTAATATTATCGTGATGAATTAAAAATTGTTCAAAATCATAACTTTTATCTACAATAAAACAATTTAATAGTAAACATTCATCATAATTTCCTTTGTGTTCAATATATCTATTATGTATTCCTTTTGTGCTATGACCAATTTTAACAATATATTCTCCATTAGTAAATGTTTTAACTTTGATAATATAAACTAATGAACCAGCTTGAGCATATTCACTTAATAATATTTTTTCCCTTTGTTTTATTAATTTCTCTTCCATTTCTTTATTTTTTACATCTTCTAACTGAGTAAGTTGTTTTTTTAATTCTTCACTTTCTTCTTTTGTAATTTCAAACATAATATTTTCTAAGTTAATGAAATAATCATGTATTTCATCGGCTTTTTTTGTTCCTGCTTTTAGACAAAATTTTTTGAAGGTCTCAATGTTTAACATTATTATTTCTTTATTGTGACCTCCTCTTGCATCTTTTTTTGCTCCCGAAGCTTCGGGAGCAAAAATTTTATAATCATTATTTATGTTGAATTGTTTTTCAAGTAAATATTTTGCATGATATTTTTGTTGAAAACCTAACCATTTCCATACATTATCTAGATCAATTACAAAATCATTTTTTCTATCATACTTTAAATAACAATAAAAACTGGACAAAAATAGTTGTTGTTCGTAATTATTGAAGGTGTTTTGAACCTTTTCAATCAATTTTGACTGGTAATTACCTGTTAACTTAGTAATTGGATTACTTTCAATGAGATTTACAATATCTACGCTCATTTTGTATATGTAATTTATATATTATCTCTATATTGTTTTTTGCTTTAATAATTAAAATGCAATAATTAATTATTAAAAATTATGAAAATAATGTAAACGCGATGATACGATAAATCGTAACAATATGTTTAATTTGAGTAAGCAAGACCACCCATACCTGACATGATTCTTAACACGTTGTAGTTGGTGGCATAGACACGGACCTTGGCAGTCTTTGTGCCTTCAACTGTTGCGTTGGAAAGAACTAGTTGAAGAGTGGCATTATCAATTCTTGAGAAGTTGCACGTGCCTGAGGGTTGATGCTCTTCTGGCCTCAAGGCAAATGAGTAGACGTTAATACCTTCATCAGGGTTTCTGGTGTGGGATTGGTATGGTTGGACCCATGAGAAGTATGAACCTTCACGCTCTGAGAATCTATCTTGACCGTTAAGTTGTAACTTGGCAGTAACAACTGGATTTAGACCCCAACAATGCATGTATAGGGAGGTTTCAGTAAGAACGAATGTTCCTGCATCAGAGACAGTTGATTCGGCTTTGTAGTTATCACCAAGGGTTGCAAGTACACTTGGATCAACAAGACCAGCTGCAGGATAGTTAATATCAGGACCGCCCATATTTGGTTCATTGTATGGATCATTTGGACCGTGCCAGTATCCAGTGAAGTCACCTGGAATATATGCATCTTCAGCACCAGCATCATTGAATAATCCACGGACATCAATGTATGAACGTGAATCACGAGCAAGAGCTGCTGGACCACCAAAAGCATGGATTGCGTTTGGTAGAGCATCAATGGCATCAGTGTAGTTGAAAGGTTGGGCACCTAGAACTTTGAAAAGAAGGGCATCACAAACAAGGGATGAACAGTAATCAACGTTTTGATCAGGTTGAACAACCCAGATTAATTCCTTAACAGGATGGTTGAAGTTAAGTTTAATCTTGTTGGATGATGAACCAACTGATTCATCACCAGTGAATTGTAATTGGGTAATTAAGTATTCGTGAGGGTTTTGTGCCATTCTTCTACGTTCATCAGTATCAAGGAAAACGTAATCAACGTAAAGGGAAGCAGCAACTAAAGATTGGTTGTATGCAATAGTAGCTGGGACTGGTCTTCCAGCACTGTATTGGTTTGCAGCATATCCAGGTTTGTTTGCAGCTACTTCACCACTGTTGCAACTTAGGGTGGTAACAGCCCATAGACATTCATCAATAGGACGGATATCAAGGTTGATTTTAACTTCGTGGTATTGAAGAGCAATTAAAGGAAGGGCAAGACCTGGGTTGGTGCAAAACCAGAATTGAAGAGGAACATAAAGAGTAGTTTCTGGAAGAGCATTTCTTGGGGCACAAACTTGACGTGGTGCTAATGAATCACAAGGTCCATCAACATCAGCGAAGGATGGATCGGTGATGAAGGTTAGTTGAGTGGTGTTACCAATCATCTTGTAGTAACCACGTTCTTGTTCAGAGGTCATAGTAAGTTGATTCCAGATGTGCATCCAGTCACCATATTGACGGTCAATTCTTTGGCCTCCAATTTCAACTTCAACTTGAGCAATAAGTTGTTCACCAGGGAAATCTAACCAACGGGCATAGACTCCTTGTCCTTGTCCAAGGACAAAGGCACCAAGTCCCATAAGTTGGTTGATTTCAGGTAAAGTGACTTGAAGGTAAGTTCTGTAAGCCAAGTCACCATTTCTACTGATGATACATTGGACACGACGACCGAAATCGGCTTGACCATTGAAAGTTTGTTCAATTGATTCAATTGCAAAGTTGGTGTATCTACGGTATGTTACTTTCCAAAAAGTAATTTGTGGGTTTCCTGTAAGGTAAACATCTTGTGCGCCGTAAGCGACTAGTTGCATTAATCCGCCTCCCATTTTTATACAATTGCTAAAGAAAAAAATTTTTGAAATTTTAATTTAATTAATAATAAATTAAATTAAAAGTAATTTGATATTTTAATGGCAAACTATTTGTCTATAATTTTATTCAAATCTAGATTGCTCTTCATAAATTTTAATAGATATGAATCCTCTATAATTTCCTTTTTGTTTTCATGTTTTTTTGTAAAAATGTAAGAAGTGTTCAATTTTTTTATACTCCAACCCTCTTCTAATGCATTATAAATTAAAATCATTTTTTTAAAACTAATTGGATTAATTTTAATATTATTATCATTATTTTCTAAATAATCTGCTGCTAGATTTATTGTTAAATCCATTAATTATTTTTAAGAAAAATTTTAATTTGTTTAAACTTGTTTATTTTATACCCTGTACGTATTCTTCAAGGATGTAAAATTTAAATTAATATATATGATTATTTTAAATTAAATAAATTTTATGTCTTAATTTAAAGTATTTTATTTGATGCCATCTTTTAAGCCAAAAACAATAAAAAAAATCAAATTTAATAAACAAAATGCAATAACATTAGATAATAAACATAAGGAATTTATTAACGAATTTGCTAAGGATGAAAATAATAGAATACCTATGTTAGAAAACGAAAAAATGCAAATTAAAAATCAACTAAACAATCAAGAAATAAATATTGAGTTGAAACTTGAATTAATGGATAAATTAAAAGAAATTAATTTAAAAATAAAAGAATTAAAAAACAAAAAAAAAGAATATTTTCTAGATAACTCAAAATATATTTTTGAGTATTTTGAAAATAAAAAAAATATTTCTAATGAAGAATCTAGTAATTCAAATAATAATAAAAGTAAAAGTAAAAGTAAAATACTTAATCAATTTTTTAAAATAAATGAACCGATCATTCAAGAAAATAAACATGAGATAGGTAATAATATTGTTCAAAAATATCTTTCCAACATTGACGATATGTTTTTAGACATGAATGCATATATATATCCTACTGATATTTGTAAATATTGTCATAAAGGTGAATTATTACCTTTAGAAGATGAAGGTGTACTTATGTGCAATGCATGTTATAGATATATACCTTATTTAATAGAAAATGAAAAACCATCTTATAAAGAACCTCCTAAAGAAGTCTGTTTTTATGCTTATAAAAGAATCAACCATTTTAAAGAAATATTATCTCAATTTCAAGGTAAAGAAACAACACAAATACCTCACGACGTTATTGAAAATATCAAATTACAAATTAAAAAGGAACGAATTGAGTTAAGTGAAATTACAAATATTAAAACCAAGGAAATTTTAAAAAAATTGGGTTACAATAAATATTATGAACATATACCATTTATAAAAAATAAATTAGGGATTAAACCTCCTATAATGTCTAGTGAATTAGAAGAAACATTGTGTAATTTATTTATTGAATTACAATCACCTTATTCAAAATTTTGTCCAGATGATAGAGTCAATTTTTTGAATTATTATTATACAGCATATAAATTATGTGAGTTATTAGGTGAAACACAATATTTAGATCATTTTCCAATGTTAAAAGATAAAGAAAAACGAGTCGAACAAGATAATATTTGGAAAAAGATATGCGCGGAATTAAACTGGGAGTTTATACCTACCATCTAATTCCACTTTTTCCACCTTCTCCACCTTCTCCACCTTTAGAAAAGGTGGAGCCAAATCTATATTTAAAATATATAAGAAATTGTGCGAAGCTTTTGGCTCAACCTTTCCCAAAGGTTGAATAAGGAAATAACTTCAATAAATTCGTATTATAAATTGAAAAATTTGGATCAGGACAATTGCCACCAAAATTTCCTCCTCTTAAGTTGTTATGTTTTCTAGAATGTCTCTTTCTGTAGATTTTTTTTGACATTCTTCTTTTACTAGTATTGCTTTTCTTTTTGTACATTGTACTTCTTCTTATGGTTTTACGCATAATTATAATATTACTTGATATATTATAATTATTTAATTTAATTTACCTTTTAGAAAACCACTTTTCAAAAAGTGGTGCAAATTTACCTTTTGGAAAAAGGTAAAACCAAAAATTATGGGTTTGGCTCCACCTTTTCTAAAGGTTGTTTTGGCTCCACCTTTTCTAAAGGTGGATTAGAATCCACCTGGGAATCTTACCAAGTTAGCACCGATACCGAAACCAGCACCTGAACGTGCAGTTACTCCCATACTAGGAATATATGTATCAAGAATACTAAATGTAGCAGCAGCAGTTAAAGCAATTAGAATGATTTCTTCAATATTTAAAGAACGTTTTGGAATGGCAAAAGCTGCAATAGCTACCATTAAACCTTCTACTAAATACTTAATGATTCTTTTAACTAATTCACCGACGTTTATTAATCCAGTCATTATATTAAATAAAAAGAAAAAAATATATTTGAAATATTAAAACTTAAAGTTTACTAAATATTATAAATTAAATGAATAGCAAAAATTCTAAGGGGAAGAAAAAGGATTCTTCAAATCCAACAACAAACAAGAGTGGTTTTGAGAGAAAGATTGATAGTCAAAATAATACTAATAGTAAATATGTTGATCTTTTAGAAGAAGATAAACCTATTGCAGGTCAAAAATTTGCTTGTATTTCATTTGTTTCGCCAGAAAAAATTATCAAACAAAAAGAAATGTTTTTTTTTGAGGAATTTCTAAAGAAATGGGATATCAATAAATCAATGGAAAAATTTGTTCAATTTTTGAACTTCGTCTCATATAAGTATCATTTATCATTTGACGATATATCCAATGATTTTAAAGAGTTCGTAAAAGAAGAAAGGGAAGAGTTGGCTAAATCATCCATGGAAGACGACTACAAGACCTTTTTAGACAACAATGAAGAAGAATTAGATAAATTATTTGGAATGACTTGTAATTTCCAAACAACTACAAGAGGGATTAAAATTAGAGGAGTTTACCCAACCATGGAAGAAGCAGAAATAAGATGCAAATTATTAAGAGAAGTAGATCCAAACCATGATGTGTTTGTTGGTCCAGTTGGATTATGGATGCCATGGGATCCTGAAGCTTACAAAACGGGTCGTGTTGAATACATGGAAGAAGAATTGAATCAATTAATGCATGAAAAACAAAAGAATGAGGCCAACGCTAAACAAAATTTTGAGCAAAGAGTCAAAGAAACTAAACAAAAAGCAATTGAGGAAAATATGAAAAAAGCCGAGAAGAGTGGAAACACATTGACCCAAAATATTGACGATGAAGGAAATCTTGTTGGTATTAATAATATGACTACAAATAGTAATAACAATGGATCAATAACAGCAGCAGATATTCGCGCAGAATTATTTGAAGGTGAAAATATAGTTGTTGGTAAAAGCGATTATGGACAAAGTGAATTAGTTAGCGGACCCTTTGCTTTAAAAAAAAATGCAGATAGTATGGAAAACGTGGATTAAATTAAAAGATATATAATACATTTTTAATATAAATATATTCTTCATAATATATTTATAAATATATAAGTGAATAGTATGAAAATTGGTGTTGCTATTCCAGCTTACATTGGTCACATTGATAGTTTATTTAGATTACTTGATTCAATTCAAAACCAAACACGTATTCCTGACAAAGTTGTCGTGAGTTGTTCATCAACAAAAGATATAGAGTTTGATTCACATTTTGAGAAAATTAACAATTATTCTTTTCCTTTAAAAATAATTACTAGTGACGAAAAAAAAAGTGCTGCACAAAATCGTAATATAGCCGGTTCAATAATGACAGATGTAGATTATATAACTTTCATAGATGCAGATGATATAATGCATCCACAAAGAATAGAAATATTATTGAATGTCTTTCAAGAAAATGATTGTGACATTATTTTACATAATTATTATAATAATATAATTTTTGAAAATATTTGTTTTCAAAAGATAGAATCTAACGAACTTGATGTAAGAATAAATTCTTTAGAACAATGTTTTTCCGGTTGTATTAAGCATAAAATATATTATAATGATAATGAAAAGATACACCACGGTCATGCTTCACTAAAACAATCTATTTTTACCAATGTCAAGTTTCCAGAAGAACCCGAATTTTATAGAAAAGAAGATTGTATATTTTGTTACATAGTATTTAGTTTACCAAATATTAAAAATGCATATATACCAAATGAATTAACATATTATAATCCTTCAAATACTCAAATATTATACTTTTAAACAAGGTGTTTCATTTAATCCAATCGTAATAGGATATTTAATAAAACAATAATCCCGCCATGTAGTATGAAAATTATTGTTTAATTCACACCATTCAAAAAAGAATTTGCCACTTGATATTTTTAATGGAAATTCTTTCCATAATTTATATTTAAAATGGAACATTAAATTCATTATACCCATTTCATTCGTTTTACATAAAGTATATTTATTCATAGCATCTATTAATTGTTGTTTACTACATATTTTTAAAATACTTGTATCATACACCCACATACAATTTAACATGTGATGTGAATCAAATATTTCATCCCCAAAATCAGTTTTAATAAGATCTATTTTTTCTTCATTATCAAAGCTCAACTGATGTCTAAAAATTTGGTCGCTTCTAAAATTTGGAGAAGCATCGTTTTGGGCTAAAATGCAGTTATGATACTCAAGATCTAATAAATATTTAACATCATCTAATACACGTATTCCTGCATCTAAAAATACAACTCGTTCCCATTGTAAAAAATAATCATCAAAAACATGTAATTTCTCCCATTGGTTCAACTTATTTATTTCTCTTTTATCACTATTAGAAAATCCATTTGGACCAATTTCATTCAAAAGATGTGTTTTGTCTATTAAAGGAAATTTCTTTTCAATAATATTTTGAGCTAATTTATAATGATCTTCCAAGTCAAAATCAATTGTGATCATTACAATTTCTCCATGCCAATTGCCAATTGTTTTAAGATCATTTATTGTTACAATTGCTTTATATAAATATGCATTGTCTGTTACTAAAACAAAAACTGTGTTTTTTTCATTGGTAATGTTCTCCATATAATAAATATTAAAACTACTATTTATATTTATTATATTTTAAAAAATATTTTGATTTATATATTATTTTATTTACTGCTTACCATTTCGTTTTCTTAACATTAATTTTTTGACCATTACCTCTTTTTTTATTAGCATTTGGGTCATATTTTTCATCTTCATCATCTGAATTATAATTTTTAGATAATTCCCAAAATTCCTTTGAACCTAATCTAAAGTCATTATGATTCTCAGCTTTATACCAAAAAACTTGGTCTTGTAATTTATTAGATTTAACATTATTATTTATCACTAAACACTCATAGTTTTCTGTACATTGATCCATAACTTGACAAAAAGATTCAAATGTAGGAAACATACCTGCATAGTTATCATATATACGCCGTCTATTTGCAATGTAATTCTCTCTTAGAATGAAAACATAATCTATATTAGTACGAAGTGTTGGTGGAATACCAAGCGGATATTGCATAGTTATTACTAACATGATTTTCCAATGACGTCCATTCATAAACAAAAGACGCATCATTTTATCACGAGACCAAGTATTATCATAAAGACAATCATCTAAAATAACAAAAGCACGAGGATCAATAGTTGTTCGTTTATATGTTTCTATTTCTTTTTTAATTTGTTTTAAAACTGTTCTTTGTCTTTTCAATATATTTTCTATGATAGCAGTATTGTATTCATTATGTATAAACAATCTAGGGACCATCTTACCATAAAACCCATTACCTTCTTCAGTTCCTGAAATAACAGTTCCAATAGGAA